CCAACGTTACCGAACAACGCCTTCATGGGCGTGCTAGCTGACGTAAGGATAGAGTTGTAGTAGTTAGAATACAAACCCTGAACAATAGCGTTAGGAATGTCAGGATGTTTGTCGTACACTGCTTTTTGAATAGCAGGCAGACTCTCTTTAATGTATAGGTTAAGTTTACCCATGGTGTTAATGTCACCATCGGAAAACTCATAGGCAAGCCTAAGGGGATCAAAAAACTCAGGACGTTCTTCTGCAACAGCCTTCAGTGTATTTACAAACCGTTGTGCCTCTGATGCTTGTTCAGCAGCCAGATCATCAGCGGTCTTAGCAGCTTCACGAGCTGCATCTGCAATAGCTTCGACGCTGTTAGGATTACGCTTCCAGGTGTTAAGGAAGTTTAGCTTTTGACCACGCATTGATTTAGCCAAACCAGTCTCCATAAGGAGATAACCCAGTCGGTCAAAGATACGCTCTTGTGCTTGTTTAACAGCAAGCGTGCCTTCCATATTACGTGCTTGCTCAGCAATGTCAGAAACCTGACCAGCTAAAGAAGTTGTCAAATATGCCTGTGCTTTTTCAGCATCCATATTGACATAGTCGTCAAGATATTTCTTGATCGCCTTCATGCCAGCGTTAACACCTTCGTCAGTCAAGACAGCAGTCTTTTGACCAAGCCGTGTGTATTCTTCTTTGAACTCACCAAGCATAAGCTTGAGCCAACCAGGGTCAGCTTGTGGATCAGAAAGCAGCTCAGCTAGACGTGTACCAGCCTCGTCAATCTCTTTGAATCCAATCTTAGCTCCGTCAGGCAGGAAAGCGTCATACTCACCAGCTTTGCGGATCTGTTCTTTAACTGCGTCAACAATAGACCGCTTAGGCAGTTGATCTGCTTCTAGTCCATATTTAAGTGCAGCTTCAGAAACCAGGCTACGCAATCTGCCAAATACAGTGCCTTGGTTCTTTTGGATACGTACAGCGTCCACACCAGCCCCTACAACGCCCATGTCGTCCACGGTACGTGTACCAACCTCATCAGGATGGAAAACGTCGTGTACGCCTTTTGTGGCTTCTTCTGGAGCAGGGTTCTTAGACAGTGCAAGTTCACCAATCTCATTCAAAGATTCTTCTGTTTTAGCAACAGCAGCTTCCATGTTATCCATGAACGCCTTAGGATCGACATCCTCTTCAGCCCGTGCAAACGCTTTGGCTGCAGATTCATCCTTAAATACGTAGTCAGTTACGCTACGTGTACCACGGATAGCACGGACAAGTTTAACACTTGCCTCTAGCCAGCTAGCGGTAAAGCCCAGCATAACGCCTTCGTTTCGGTTCTTTGCAGCCCACACGTCAGGTGACTCACCGTCAAGGGTAGCCCAGTCGCTAGGAATCCAGCGATAGGTCATCGGCCAAGACTTCTTAAGCCAGCCAGCAAGGTTGTCGTCAACAGAGTTAAGCTTGTTAGTAGCATCAACGTAAGCACCAACACTTGTGTCAATACCTAGCTCTGCCATCCAACTGCCAGCACGTGAGGTTTTAGGAAATCGAGTAGAGATAGCTGTAGCAGGTTTTGATGCAGCAAGAGTGCCTGCAGCTTGTTTACCTGCCCCACGCAGCATCAAGAACGGAAGAATAAAAGAGCTTAGCTCACGGATGCTTTGTGCAACCTCGTTTTCGTACTTAGGTGCCCTTCTTAAATTAAGACCAGGGATCTTATTAAATTCGTCGTTAAAGTAATCGTTAAGACCTGTACCTGGTGCTGAAAGAAGATCTAAGCTAGTATCAAATAATCCTTTAGATTCATTCAACCCACTTTTAGAAAGCGGGTCTTTTTGGTACATCTGCTCTTCCAGAAGCTCTTGCTCTGTTTTACCAGCAGGTTCGATGCCTTGCTTTAGCTCTGCTACTTCAGGCTCTTCTACCTCAACTTCTGGGTACAGTTCCGACAACTTGTCAGAGATAGACTCAACGTCCAGCTCTACACCTTCCTCTTCAATTTCTTCAGGATCAATAGGTGCAGCTTCAGGTTCAGCTTCCTCAGGTTTTGCCAAAGCTCCGCTGAGGTCTGGCATTGTGATTTCAGCTAGTGGATCATAATTCATTTCAGGAACCTCCTGTAGTTACGGTTAACGGTTCCAGTGTACGGACCCATGCCGGTTTGACCGGCGTAGTGAAAGAAGTTACCCAACGGATCTACCATAGGATCGTTGTCGGGATCACGGTTGCCAAGCTGGCTTTGACCTTTAAAATCAGTTCTACCATCCAACAACATTAACATCTCTGCAATCTTTTTCTGACCTTCAGGTGAAGCCAGATCTTGTGTCAGCTCATCGCTGTAGTAAGCCTTACCGGTATAGACAGCTTCGTACTGACCAGGACGACGTCCAATCTCAGGGATACTGTCACCAAAACCTCCAGTAGCAAGTCTGTTGATAACTGACGCAGCTACAGCGTATTTGTCATCACCAGGACCAGCCTCAGCAGATACAATAAAACCAAGCTCACGATAGTCGTTAGCAGACAACCCAGTCAATCCTTCAGGTGCTTCACCTTGGAATACAGGTGCCACGTTAGGCATACCAGGACGGGTTTTCATCTGAGCTACAGGACCGTACTTAGCGGGCTGGGTGTAAAGGTTACCCTTAAGACCCACCAGGTCCGCCATCATCTGACGTTTCTGTGAAGTAGTACCAGCACGTTGTAGGAACGCAGGAGCTTGTACAGTTTCATTAGGTTTTAGATCACCATAACCTTGAGCTGCAGCAATAGCAAGTTCCATAGGGTTTTGAATTACACGCTTACCTACAGTTTCGTTAATCTTCTTTTGCAAGGTAACGAGAGTAGGATCAATAATACCAGTAGCGCTGAAATTAGTAATAGCATCTACCGCTGCCTCACGAGACAACGTAAGTTGTGGCTGTGCTGCAATTTGACTTAGCACACCTTTCTGAGTTCTAGCTCCAGACGTAATGGTACGTACGTTGCTGTTTTGTGTAACCTCAGCTTGGTCTACAGCAGGCACTGGGAAGTTATCAAAGTTACCGTTCTTAGGGTTAACATAGTATTGATGTCCTTCGTTTTTGCTATCTGTCTGCCACTGTGACATGGCTGCATCTCGTGCTTGGTCGGCAATGGCTTTAGGAGTCAAGCGGTCCTTGGGATCTAACTGAGTATTCTTGTCAGTCAACTCAGCATATTTGTCATCAAAGATACGTTGATAATGTGCATTGACTTGTACAGCCTGACCCTTTAGGTTGCCCAAAGGATCGACCATTGTACCTTTTGTAGCTCCACCGATAGTGGTAGAGATCTCTTTTGAGTTAATCTTGTACTCAGGAGTTTCTACACGTTGTACTTGTTTGTCTACCTTTTCACGGAACTCAGGTCCTACAACAGGATGAATGTAGTAGTCTGCGGTTTGACTGGCGTTACCTGTAGCCAAGGCAATCTCTGCCTGCTCACGTAGTTGATTTAGCTCATCAGCACCCATAGACCCTACACGGATCTGCTGGTCAATGACCTTCAACATGTCGTTGGCATCAATACCCAGTTCTGCGGCTCGCTGCCTAACAGTTGTCTTGAAGGCAACAAAGTCAGAAACAGACTTAGGATCTTCAGCGTTAGGTGCACCAAACTCAGCAATAGCAAACTTAAGGTCTTGTGTATCTGCCTTCAGTTTGTTAGCTAGATATAAACGACGTTTGTCACGATACGTACGCATCAATAGACGGGCTTGCAAAGGAGCACGTTCCATAAAGGTCTTGCCGTCTGCAAACTGGGCGTTCTCAATAAACTCACCGATCGGAAACTCAGCACCGTTTTCTGCAGCAGTACCGATGTCGCTAATCAATCTTTTGTAGAACTCAGCAGGAGTGTTGATAAGGTTTACACCTTTCTTATCATACATGCTAGCAGCGTCAACTTGGAACTGACCAAGTGATGCCATGTTACCTTTATTGAACTCATCAAACATATTTGTGTAACCAGAGGTAAACCTGGCAGTACCGTCGTTAGCCCTGGTGTTACGTGAATATGCTGTAGAAATAGTAGCATCAGTTTTGAAACCGATAGCCATTTCTTTTTGAATCAAGTCGTTATTGGTATCAGCCAGTAACTCATGTCCCATAAATGCAGTACGCAGATGAGACATAATCTGCTTGTGTTGATAGTCAGGCAGGTTCTTTTGGTTGATAGTTACTTCTACCAGCTGACCATCCTCATTCTCTACCATCACAGCAGTGTCGTTTGTTTCAAGCTGTGTCTTCATCCAGTCAGGATACACATTTGTAAACATATGCTGAGCAGTACGTCTACGCAGTGCAATCTCTCCGTGATTAGAGAAGTTAAGGATACCACGTACTACATCGTAGTTACCTGTTTGTTGTGCAGCTTCTGCTGCTCCTGCTTTAGTAATGTTATCCTTAGCCTTTTCCTGCTGCTCAATAGAAAGCAGCTCACCGTTTTGAGGAATAAGACCCTGCTCTAGCATCTGGTAGTACCGGTCATCGGCACGTGCCATCTGGATCGCAACGTCTGTTTGCTGTAGTTGAATAGCAGTGTTAACAGCTTTAGGAACCAGCTCAGCAAACTGTTCTAAGAACGAACGGTCTTGCATACCGTAGTCTGCTTGAGCGTTAGCCTTACCGCTTTGCGCTAGGTTGGCAAAGCTTTGTTGGATAATAGATAGGTTCTGTTGAAGTTGCGGGTTAGGATCAGGAAGCTTGAGTGGATCAAACGCTTGCGATTGAGCAGATGCCTGAAACTGAACCTCAGAAAGTTCTGGTAGTTTCATTTAAAGTCCCGTAGGATTATTAGTTAAAAAAATTCATACCAGCAGTCAAAGGTCTAACACCAAAACCTGATGAAGTATTACCTCCACCGCCGCCTCCACCACCTCCGCCGTAGCGGTTAGGGTTAAAGACAGAGTTAGGGTTAAACGCCATGTCAGCTGTTTTATATACACCCAAACCAGTTTGGATGCCACCCATGATCTTCATAGCAGTGTTAAAGAAACCACCACCACTACTGATTGGTGCGTTGTATCCGCGTGCTTCCATCTCAGCAATAGGTGCACCACCGATGATAGGTTGAGACGTAGCAAGGTTAGCCTGCTCTAGTGCGCCGGAAATACCACCAATGGTACGTCCGTATTGACGTTGAGCACTTGCGATGCTTTCGACAAACTTAGCATTATTACGACCGTAGTCGCCAAGAGTTTTGATAGCTCGGGCTCTGTCTGCGCTTTTCCCGTAGGATTCAGTTGCAGCAGCATAGCCTTCGGCTTCATCTAGTTGACGCAGCAAACCTTCCTTTTGAAAAGCAAACGACATCATCTGTTCTGCAAACTTAGCTTGTTCGGTTTGGAACGAAGCATTAGCAGCAGCATAGTTTTCGTCAAATTGTTTGTAGACTTGTTGTACCGTACGCTCGTATGCACGTGCACGGTAATCATTCATTATCTTCGTCTTCCGACGAGACAGTGTGTTTTGGTATGCTTGAGCGCCGATTTGTGCGGAGTTATCTTTACGTCCGCCAAACATAGACATCACGCCGGATGCAATACCAAGTGCAGCTCCGATTGCCATTAGGGTCTAGTCCAATAAAATTCCTTTAGATGTTCGTTGACAAACCAGTCAGGATGCCATCGTCGCCAACGTGAAAACGTTTTCCATTGTTTTTCAGGGTCAGCACTTGTACAATCTATAAAGATCGTATCTCCTGCTGGTATCAACCAACGTAATCTAAGGACTTCATTGAACCCACGTGGGATTGTCTTGAAGCCCTCAGTACCGGTCATGTGTTTGTGTAAAGATCTTCGGCGTCGATTTTGTTTTACGTGATACCAGTCGTTTATCTGTCGTCTGGATTTACCTACACCAAAACCTACTTTCCACACCACTGCACCACTAGGCATCTTGTCCCATGGTTTGATGAACACTTTACATAGGTGTTTACCTACTCTAATGGTGGATGTCAGGGTGCGGCGGTGTGGTCTGTAAGTCATGATCGGCGGTAGAATCGACGGTTGTAGTTACCTTCCCACACAATGTTCAGCAAGCTGATTGGGAAAGGAGTGTCTCCAATAATTGTAATTTTAAGGTTTTCGTTACGCTGGTAGATGGGTACGTCATGCGTAGCAGATGCAGACAAGTTAACGTTGTTTAACACATAAGTGTTAGGCAGTGTAACGTTAACAACGTTGCTCCAACTATCCCTACCAGTAATGTCAACTTTGTAAGTAACAGGACCGCTAAGCCCAGTAGATACCTTGATACGATGCAGGATCAAATCAGCCGTGCTATCAGCAACAGAACGTTGACCTTGTGTTTCTGTAGCGTACAGGGTAGGCAGCTCAACAGACATGTCATACACATATCCGATAACCAAATCACGTCCACGGTAATCACCGTTTAGTGTTATTTGGTTGCTAGATATATCATCATCTTCAAAGTAGAACACAGAACCTTCAGCTTCACTAGTTGCAGAAATGGCGTCACCAATGTAAGTACCGATGGCTACCACTGCTAGCTTCTTACCAGTGATGTGATCGAAAGGCAGTGTTACTGTAGTTTCATTGTCTGTAGCCGAGTATTCTCTATAGGGATTGATGTTAAACATATCCAGACACACGTCTGTTTTCTCACCCGTAGGTAGAGTCAGATACCCTGATTCACTAGCCTGTGTTAGGTCATACGATGTCAGATATACGTTACTACCAGAGCTGGTCACAGCATAGTACGTAGTCTTATCGAAGAACTGCAACCGCAGGTCTCCAGTAAGCTTCCATTTGTACCAAGTCTGGACTCGGTTGTCACCTTGAATAAAGAACCTATGCTGATAAACAGTATCACTACCAGCCTTACCAAGTGAGATGATCGACATGGCTGGTGAAGATACCATTGTGTCAATATCACTAGGTACGTATTCAGGTACGTTTTGTGTAGCCTCATCAATCGATGCAGCAGCTTCTTTCTGAATGTTAAGCATAACAAACAGCTTGCTGTATAGATTAGATTTACTAATAAATGCTTGAGCTGTACCAACAGCCACAGCATCTACAGAAGGATCACATTCAAACGTACTGATAGTGTTAATTTTAGTTGTAGTAGGGCTCAGGACATCAGCGTCTGTAGATAAAATAAACTGTTCATTAGGACCAAACACAATCAAACCGACGCTGGTAGACAGTGTATAGTTCAACGAAACAGGGCGTACAGAAGTAGCCTGAAGGTCAATAGGATCGTCAGCAGCAACCACTTGAGAGCTGTTAGCAAAGAAGTTAAAGTAATCACCAGCACGGCTCATGATCACAGCTTCGTTAGACAGCAATCCAAGACGGTTACGGTAGAAGAACATGTTGTTGATCTTCTTACCGATAAAGCTAGGGATAGGGTTGGTGTCGTTATCACCTACCAACCGGTCACTCCAATCTACAGGCTCGTATTTGAAGATACCATTAGCTTGACGTACGAGCTGGTGAGGCATAGTTTTCTCATCAATCTCATATTTAAGACTAGGACCAAGGGTTTCTTCCCACACACCAGGACCGCGATCTGCATCGTTGCTAGTTTTAAATTCTACATATACATCATCAGCGTTCACGTCGTCACTGTTTGTAACTCTAACAATGTAACCGTTTTCACACTGATTAGGTAAACGTGACGCTAGGTTAATCTGCTCTTGAAACGCAAAAATACCTTCTTCAGAAGACGAGCCAGAAGTCCTAATTGTAAATGGACCGGTGGCACTGATGTAGATTCCAGGACCAACTTGAGTAGCTGTAAAACCAGTCAAAGCGTTGATTGAGCTAGCCAAAGAAGCAGCAATACTGCCAGCATCAGTTGTAGCCCCGCTTACTGTATCAGGTGTGCTGTGTGTTAGAGTGGTGCTGTCAAGAGTAACGCTATAGTCTGCGTTATATGCAACAGTACGGATAACTACAAACGCTTCATTTGGTTGAGAAAGAGATAGAGAAGACCTCATAGCCGTAGTCTTGTTTTTATTCAAGACAAACGTATAGTCGTTGATCGTAAGAATCTCAATGTCTTCAGGATCTGCATCTGCTAAATATGCATCAGTAGGAATGTTAGCAGCACCGATCGCACAAGCAGTAACCTCACTATCGTAGTCACCTTTTTCAGTAGACTCATCAGACACTGCGTCGTCATAGGCAGTCTGAGCTGTGCCCATATCGGTCGTAGCTGTAGTCAGCTCACCAGATGTATGTGTAGCAGCTACATCTTTCTCTACTTCATATACACGATAGCCATCACGCTTGAACCACGGATAGTCATTTGTACGTTCATTGCCTAATGCATAGCCCGTAGGCATTGCAGCATCTTTAGCAATAGACCCGGCGTTAGTACCCGCATCTTTAACAATACGTTGACCGTTGTCAATGCGCTCAAGTACACCCGACTTCAGAGTCTCTTCGTAGTAACCGTTTTTGTACGTAACATCTACATCAAAAAGACTTTCTTTAGTAGCAGTTTGACCATCATTAGCTTTTTGAAAATTAGCTTGAGCTTCATGCAGATCTTCTAGCTCTGTATCTGTGGTTGACTGTGCAGTGTTATATGTATCTAAATCAGACTTAAGATCATCAATGTCGCAACCACTAGGCTGTCCAGTAGCAGCAGTGGTACCCATGTCCACAGCACGAGGTTTTCCATCGATCAAACTCCAGATACGAAACTGTCCGTCAGTAGTATCATACTGACAGACATACTTTTCATTTTCATCCCGAAGGATTGGAAACCAACGTCCACGTGCTTCGGCATTGTAAAGTTCTGCTTCAAATTTACCACCTGGTCGCTTAAGCAGTCCGAGCGCATAATCAGGAAAGACGTTAGAAGCTTCCTTAACTTGACCCGGATATTTAAGTTTGTCGGGTTGCTGGGATACACCCAGAAGCAAGTTAGGAATCCTTTGGGAAATAGTACTCATCGTGCAAGTGCGTTATATGGTTGATAGTTGTTGTAGTAATTCTCACCATCACGCCAACCAAAGATAGTATATTCACCTTGGTTACAGTCGTACTCAACTGCAGTGGCACGGGTCATGATTTCTTGTTCTTGCAGTAGTTGGCTAAGCTGTGCCTCACCAACTGTTTTGATTGCAGACATACGTGCAGCTCGTGCTGTAATGTAGTTCTGAATCGGAGGCGGTACCTCATCAAATTCGTACAACCAGGTAATGTCTACCTTGATGTCTTTCTTAAATTTGTAGGTGTGGTGGAGTCGGTCGTAGAGTTTCTTTCCACGTCGTACTACATCAAAGTCATCACGATGTTCTTGTTCGTTGGTATCGACTTGTAGTGCGTTGGTAGGATACAGGATCTCTTCAGTTGTAGAGTCTGGTTTGAGCGTGTAGTTGCGCTCCTGGTTAAACATCCAACCTTCACTTTGGACCTGCTTGTTAACTTCTCGCAGGGTGGTAAGCACGATAGCAACTTCAGGATTCTGAAGGTCAAGCGTGGTGACAGGAGCCTGTCCCACGGAGCTTAGGATTTGATTGACAGCATCCAGTTCGGTGGACGCAGCATAGGTGACAGGCATAGTAGTAATAATTAAAAAAAAGGGCTCCCGAAGGAACCCTTGTATAAGATCAAATAAAGATCAGAAAGCGGCAGGCTTGGTAGCGGTGCCAGCAAACAGTTCCACACAAGCGGAAGGATTCAGGTAGTCAGCGCCCATGGCGAGACGACCCAAGATCACGTCACCCTGATAGATCACGGAGACGTCACCGCTGGTGACTTGGACTTGAGGTCCGATAGCTTCCACGCAGCCAGCACCTTCACGTTGGAAGATGAGACCACAGGAGTTTGCGAATTCGGTTTCTTCACCGTACTCGTTGTTGATACCGGTAACGTCGTTAGCGGCATCTTCGACGTCAGGAGACACGAAGGATCCGGTGTTGCCAGGATCGGTCACACCAGGGTTGGTAGCAGAGCCAGTACCGAACTTGGTACCATACTTGCTGAAGAACGGAATGTTCATGGACTTGAAGATCTTGATACCGGCGATCTCGACGATGCCGTTACCACGCTGACGTGCAGTACCCTGCTCGTCGCGGTTGATCAGACCAGAGTCACCAACCTTTTGGATCAGTTCATAGTACTGACGAGGGTTCAGGACGCCGACACGGCCTTCCTGAGAGACACCCTTTTCATCCATAGCAGCAGCAGCGTCATAGAAGGCTGCCACAAGCTTGTCGGAATCATAAGCGTCAGAAGCGCTGGTGGTAGAACCGACGCGGATCTGGGTACCACCGGGCTCAACGAAGCTGGACTTGGTGATAGGAGATGCAGCGCGAGCACCACGGGTGATCGCACGGAAGATCAGACGGTCATACTTCTCAGCGAGAGCATAGCCGATCTTACGGGAGATCTCAGAACGCAGGTCGTAGTGAGCGAGAGTCTCATCCAGGTCGTAGACAAAGGCGCTGGAGATCAGCAGGTCGTCAACGGTGATGGTCTTCTCAGCCACCGGCGGCGCACCGTCGGAGTTACCGAGGATTGCGTTGCCAGGGGTATGATACTCAGCCGTGGTACGACCGGTATAGATGAACTGCATAGACTTACCGTTGGTAAGCGTACGCTTGGTAACCAGGTCACGAGCGATTGCATTGTACTCGAAACCTTTGAACATTTCACCTGAAAAGAGCTTCAGGTAAAGAGCGCGGGCGTCAGTCCCGCCATTATCTGCACCAGGCCGTGTAAGGCTCGTGGTCAGATCAGAAGATTGATGTGCCATTATACAGGAGTAAGATTAAAATAGACTTGCTCCCAAACGTTTGGAAATTTTTGTTGCAAAATGTTGTGGTCTATCCCACCGTCATGACGGTTAGAGGTATCGGCGTACCGGCTCCAACCAATGCAAGGGAGGTCCGACTCTGAGGTGCCTCCCAAGCTATCACAGAAGACCTTTAAGGCACTTCTTTTGTTTACGGCATTGTGCTTTCTTATCACCACATTTACCACACCGTTTAAATACTCCTTCATTTTTAGAAGGTGAGTAAGGAACTGGTGTAGCTTTTGCGAGTGAAGTTTGATGCGCCATGTTAGTTAAGAACAGTTTTTTTGTAAGCTGTGCCACGGTAGCACAGTGCAACTTCTTTCTCTTGACGGAGCATTTTGTTATACTCTTTGATGATGAAGCGCTTTTCGAGATCAGACATAGTTCGTACAGGATAAAACCTAAGCCCCGTTCCATGCTTAGGCAACATGCGTCCCGAAGGATGAACGTACGAAATAATCAGCCGATTGCCGGTGCAGTCAAAGCGACAGGTGTGCTGTCAGCTGCTGCCAAGTCCAGCGGGAAGTTGTGGGCGTTGCGTTCGTGCATGACCTCCATACCGAGACCAGCTCGGTTCAGGATGTCCGCCCACGTATTGATAACGTGAC